CTTATAATTAGCTAACAGTAATATATCTGCCCATTCTTTCAATAGTGGCATAGTTTTCTTTTCAAGCTTCATTTGCCAATGATCATAACCGCCAATTTCTTCTGGCTGTTCAATCTTTTTGATTTCTGCATGGGCTGTAATAACTACATTAATTCCTATTTCAATAATTTCTTGCAATTTATTTAAAAATCTTCCAAATTCCTCTTCTAAGTAAACATAACCTTTCCCGTAACCAAACCCCTCAATGCCATCTACTTGTGCCTTTGAGCAAATATGTTCAATACACAATCTTTCTGCCCAATCTGCCGTATCAATTATTAATGTTTTACAAACCGTAGGATTGGCTTTTACATAAGCGATTTGCTGAAGCAGCATTGTCCATGATGAAGGTTTCGGAAATCTTGCCACATCCATATTAACTGTACTATCCTCTGTGTCTATGAATATCGGGTCAGGGAATCGGGAAGCAAATGTTGACTTCCCTACACCTTCCGGACCATACACAGTAAGTTTTTGTGCTTTAAATTGTTTGCCTTTGATTATTTCCATTAAATAAACTCTCCTTCCTTGGTCTTCTATTATTAGCCTGAGTCGTTGCATCTACCCAACGACAGTTCCATGGTGCATAAGGTCCGTTTACATCTATACGATCTATTGTACATTTCATATAATCAGCATTATAATCATATCCGTTTTTTAAAGCCCATTCTTGAAAAGCTAAATAGTTCTCTTTCCATTCTTCACATATTGTTACACCACGTCCTCCGTAGTTTTCAAAGTCTTTTCTATTCGAATCGTAACAACGTTGCTTCATTCCGTGCCATATTCCATATAGTCTACTGTCTGTATCACCATGTATTCTATTTTCATAATTTCGTTTTAATAGTTGTTCAGAATGAATGCACCCGCATGATTGTGTATTGCCTGTTCTTAAAGACCTACTTGTAGTTGATGTTGAATTGCCGCATTCGCATTGACACAACCATAATGGACTACCTTGTTTTGTGCCCACTCTTTTTACTACAGTAAGCTTGCCGTACTTCTTACCACATATATTTATAAATGCACCCATTATTTCAAAATTCGCCTGCCTTCCATGTTGGAGCTATCTCCGGTTTTTCTTCTATTTTCTCAACTCCTGATACATAACCATCTTCTATAATTATGCTGCATTCATCGCCGGTACTAACTCTTGTTGCTATAGCCTGTAGTCCTTCGTTTTCAAGCCACTGTCCGAATTCTTTTAGCGTATCAAGGTCCATCTGTTCAAGTTTGTCTAAGAGTACAAAACCGCATTTAGGATTAAGCTTTCTTACTATAGCAGTAGATACTTTCAGCTGGTCACTTCCTGACATGTTATCCCACTTGAATCCTTTATAAGTCAATTCTCCGTCAACTACAGATAACTCAGATAAAGGTAAATCCGCATTTATTAGTAAATTAGTTTTTGATTTTCTTACTTCATCAATCTGAGTCGTCAAGGTGTTGTACTGATTTTCATAATTTTGTGCATCCTCTTCAGCTTTGTCTTTGTCAAGATTCGCTCTAACTTTACGGTTTATTGCTTCGATATTTGCAATATTTTGTTCAAGTTCTGCTGTAGATTCATCATGTAAATCTAAAGCTGATTTTCGCGCAATTTCTAAATCTGCAAGAATTGATTTTTGCTTTTCTAATAATTCATCAATTTGCCTTTGTATGTCTGTTGCCTGAGCTTCAAAATATAATAAGTTTTGTCTTTTCCTTTCATTTTCACCGTTACGGGCAAGTATATCTTGTTGCTGTTTGATGAGTTCAGATGCTGATATTGGTTCTTTGGGTGCATCCGGATAATATGGTTGTTCTTTTGCAAACTTCTTCTTTTGGTCTGCAATTTGACCTATTGTTCGGCGCTGATTATATAATTCATTTTCTTTAAATTCTAACTCTGCAAGCTGATTACCAACACCAATAATTTGTAACAAGGTATTAGCTTTTTCCTTACTTGTAGATTGCATGAATCTTGGAAGATCTAAAGCTAATTGCTCTACAAATTCATTAAGGAGCTGCTGTCCGCCTTTTTGCCCATCAGGATCAATTACTTTTAAATCACTGTTCTTGCCTTTACGCTCTACTACTAATCCATTGCTAAGTACTAAATGCAAGTTAGGTGGTATTACTGAACCGTTATATTGTGCATCTGAAGGGCGGTATTTGTCTCCGCCCAATGCCCATGCTATAGAATCTAATACAGAAGTTTTACCCTGATTATTTTTGCCGCCTATTACAGTTAATCCATTGGCTGTAGGTTCAATTTTTACGGCTTTTACTCGTTTTACGTTTTCTATTTCAAGTTTATTTATTTTTATATTATTCATCTTTACACCTCAATCCCGGTAATCTCTTTAAATATCCTTTCATCAAAATTAGGAAGGTCCTTAACTACTTGTTTATCTTCTTTGCATAGATTGTCCCACATAATTTTACAAGCTTCTTTGTAACCTACAGTCTTAAGATATCCGCCTGTGGTTTCATGCTCAGGATGTGCTTTCTTTTCTTCATCGGTCATGCTACTTGAGTAAATCCACCAAGAGTTTTCGAAATTCCAATTTAGAATCTGTATACCTCTTAATCTCTGGACCTCATCGTATGTAAGATTTGTCGGTTTTTCAAACATTATGATTTTTGGAGTAGAAGTATTAAAAAAGCCTGAGTTCCTATTGCCTGAGTTCCAACTGCCTGAGTTCCTATTGCCTGAGTTCCAACTGCCTGAGTTCCAACTGCCTGAGTTCCAACTGCCTGAGTTCCTATTGCCTGTGTTCCTGTTGCCTGTGTTCCAGTCGCCTGTGTTCCAGTTGCCTGAGTTCCAACTGCCTGAGTTCCTATTGCCTGTGTTCCTGTTGCCTGTGTTCCAGTTGCCTGAGTTCCTATTGCCTGAGTTCCTATTGCCTGTGTTCCTATTGCCTGAGTTCCTATTGCCTGAGTTCCCCAATCCAGTACAATCCTTACCTATATTCACTATCGTTAGAAGCTCTTGCCAGCTAATTTCCCTTATTATCTTAATTTCATCTGTAACACTTTTATTGCCTTCAGTTTCAACTAATCCAATAGCCTCTACTTCAGCTACTTTGTTATTGCTATCAAATCTATAATAATCAAAGCAATCTGCAGCTACCTGACAGAAATGAAATCCTCTGCCGCACATTTCAATATTTCCGTCATGTTTATGTGTTGTTCCCACTGCTGTTTCTGTACCGTTTTTATAGTCATATCCTCTGCATGTCCAATCTGGGTTAAATACTTTAAATCCTTTTATACTCATCTATATTCCTCCTATTGTAAAATTTAAAATTATTTGTTATAATGTAATTAGTTGATTTAATTTTTTACTGCCGTTCCTGTTGGCGCAGGGCGGTTCTTTTTTTACTTTCCTGTAGCAATTTTTATCACACTCCTAAAATTCTGTAATGTCTCAATTAATTCATCTAATAGATAGAGGTTAATATTTATTATTACAGCTCCACATCTACCCGTTGGTATAGTAAGCTTAAAATTTTCTCTATCCTCTCGCGAATTGTATGCACATTCAATTGTGCAAGATTCGTTTTGTTGTGTTACTCTCAACTTTTCACCTCCTTACACCCAACTAACCGAACAGCCAGTCAGAATTCTACATATTAGATTTTTAATCATCGTTATCCTAATCCTCCCAATCGTCACAGTTATCAAACGGTTCTGTATATGTATTCCAAAGCAAACAGTATCCGTTTTTATAATTCATACAATTTATGCATTTTATATAATTCATTTCTCCTCCAATTTCCTCCTATATGCAAACCAGCCAAGCACATTTAACCCGTATTTCCCTGCAGGATCATGGACAGTCGGCGGCATCGTGAGTCCGTACAAATCCGGATCCTTGTCCTCAAAATAATCCTCTGCGTCCATCGACAACTCCCAATGACCCCAATCAGGATGTGCTACTATCCAAACAGGTTCACCTTCCATCTTCTTTAATTGTTCAATTGTCAACGGTGGGTTTTCGTCTGCTGCTCGGGTGTTCCACGCTGTAGTTAAATCATCAATGTAATCAAATTTCGCCGTCCATCCGTCAAAAAGCTCAACACCATCTTCAATTTCGATGCTGAAATACAAATTACATTCCGCGCAGCGGATTGCGAATTTTCCATACCTGTCCTTAAATGCTTGTACTTCTCCCCCGCAAAACGGACATTTACGTAGTTTTTCAGTCATTGTTAATAAACCTCCTTACATATATTTGCATCTACCTAATGCATATCCTTGCCTATAAGCAAGATACAGTTTGTTTGTTTCTCCATCTTGGTATATTTGTCCTATCTTCCAAAAACTCTCATTCTCTCTATCTAACCTCATGTGCTTAAAATCCCTTTCAAAATTAGACAGGATTTCATCAAATTCTTTAGTGCCTACTTGCATTATTTATCACTCCAATCTAACCTTTGTCCACAGTCGGGACAGTACTTTATTATGGTTACATCGTATGCTTCGTGGTGCTCTCCACAGTCCGGACAACCTCTATCGCTTTTTCAATCTCCATGCTGTTCGCTCCTTTCCCAAATACACCACTCCGGCAGCACCGGGTAAATATAAAACTTAATCCCGCTTACTACATAATCAATTTGCTGATCTACAACTTCCATGCCGTCAATTATGTCCAAATGCTCCTTGGGTATTAATCTTCGGTGGCGTTTGTCTTTCTCAAATTTTTCCTTGTTAAATTTCTCTACCGGCGTTGCTCTATCTTGAGCCGGTTCAAATATCCGTGCCATTTGCTGCCTCCAGTTCCTTTTCGAGCTCTTTAAGTTTCTCTTTGTATTGCTTAGCCTTTTGGATTGCTCTCCATTCAGCTATCTCTACAGCTCCAATTTCCATTTTTATCTCATTAACTGTTCTTTTTTTCGGTTCTCCTGCAAATAGACCCATTTATTTTTCCCCCTCTACTATCCAAACATCCGCCATATGCCGCCCTGCTTCTAATGCTGCCTCATGGCTATCCATATACACATCAAGTCTATTTCCTTTTATAGCTCCGCCTTTGTCTTCCACGACCCGGTAACCAATCCCATCTATGTATATTTGCGTCCCCGGAGGGAATAAGTCCCAATCAGCAGAAACAGTTTGTCCCTCTATTGCTAATGTGCCACTTGCGGTTATGCCGTCTGTCTTACCACAACACTTTACACAGGGGCAGTAGTATGTAATTTCAAACTCACCTGCATAGATTTCTGTAGGCTCTTGTTTAGGTTCCTCTTGACGTTCTAATATGACCTTTAATACCTCGATCTGTTCCTGCTTGTCCTGTAGTTGTGCAGCTTGTCTACTATTTTTGTACTGCAACTCTGCAATTTCTGTTTGCATTGCTTTTGCTTCCAATCCGGTCATTATTAGAGCTACAAGGCAGATTATTAGGCAGACAAGGAATATTGTTCTTTCAATCTTTAACTTTTTAATCAATTTCTCACATCCTTCATTGAGATTACTTGAGAAGACGCAGCTAATATCTGACTGATTATCCCTTTTAATTTTGCGTTTTCTGCCTGAAGTTCTTCAACCTCTCTTTCCAATCTCCTACGCTCTAAAGGTGAAAATCTTTCAAGTTTAATTCCTTCGAGCTCCGCAATGTGCTGTTCTGAAAATCTCGGCGCAGGTATTCCTTTACAAGGTGTTAAGATACCTTCTTTACGCCAATTGTCTATTGTTGCTTCATTCACTTGCCAACGTTCAGCGAGGTCCTTACGGGTAAGTAACATGGTACTCCATCCTTTCTTAATTTTTGTAATGTAATTTATCCGATATATCAGATATAGATATTTGATTCTCTAAGAGATACAATCTATCCTCAACTTTAGATAAAGACTTCTGGTTACCTTCAACGTTACCTTTCAATCTGTTTCTGACTTTTTTAAGGTCATCAATTTCCTTACTCCTTGCAACATTTAAATATTCTGGCATGTCATAATCGTTATTAATTACAAACACATCCCGGATGCCTTTCTCGTCTTTTAGAGAACTAATTAACCTATTTGCCATAGTTTTATATTCTCTTTCTTTTAGACTTTCTACGTCTAATTCAGGAACGTATTTTTTTACCAAATCAACTACAAAATCTTGTTCAAGGTTTGATTCAACTTCCATAATTGAAAATATAGCTTCTTTAATTCTTTTATCCATTACTTAACCCTCCTTATTTGATTTAATCTGTTGTAGATTTCAATAGTTTCATCAATTATTGTTTTTAACCTATTAAGGTCCTTTACGAAATCGCCATGATTTTTAGGAAATGTTTCTATGTACTCCAGTACGGATTGTTCTGTTATGCCTAAAAATTGTGTGTAATCAATCAATTTCATTACCTTTTTTACTCTTTTGCTTCTTGCTTCAATTTCTGCTGCACGTCTGTCATATTCTTCATCTATTGGGTCAATAATTTTCTTTGCTTCCTCAACTTTTTTTGTCTGCCCAGATTCAAACAGAGGTACAATTTTTTTTTGGATTTCAGGCTCTTCTCGGGCGAGTTTGACAGCTTCTGTTTTTGGGATGTTTTGCTCTTGTAAAATTTGCTTAGCTTCAGGTATGACTTTGTTTGCGATCTGAAGCTCTTTTTCTATGGTGCTTTTACTCATTCCCGTTTTGGCAGCCGTATCCTCCACAAACGAGGGTTTGCTATCCGTAATTATTACGCTTAGCGATTCCTTGCTACCGTCGCAATCAATTTTTGGCGCCTTTATATCTTTTGTGTATTGATTTACAGCTCCTTTTTTTGTATGGGGATTCAGCTCTTCGTAAATTTCTTTCTTTCGCTGAAGTAGTTCTGCCCTTTCAGTATAGTGAAGTTCATTCCTTACAAAGTTTTCATCAATTTCAATCAATTCGGTTTCTAAATCACTTTTGTTTATTAACTTTGCTTCAATTTCTGAAATTTCTAAAAGCTTATAGGCTTCCAGGCGGTGTAATCCTGCCACAAGGAAATAATTATAGACATTTCCTTTGTCCACTCTTACAGTTATTGGGTTAATCAGACCGATTTGTCTTATGCTTCCTGCAAGTTCTACTACTTTTAAATCATCTATTGGTCTACGATTCCCTTCTACTGTTATTTTGTCTATTGGTATAAGCAAGTTTAATCACTCCTTTGATAATTATTCGCATTATATGCGACATATTGACTAAAAAAAATATCATTTGCTTCTTTAGGATTAAGATTTAATTCTTTTGCTATTAAGTTAGCTTCTTTTATAGTAATGGAATCTCCATTATTTCCAATTTTTCGATATAGTGTACTTCTATCTATTCCTATTAAATCTGCTAATTTTTCAATGGATAAATCATTTTCTACAATTTTACCTTTAAGCTTATTGATATTAACCATATTGGTACTACCTCCTTTCATTTTGTCGCACTATATGCGATTTACTTTATACTAACTCTCTTTTATATGTTTGTCAATACTTTTTTTCATTATATGCGAAATTATTTTATTTTTTAAAAATAATTGTTGCATATTTGCGACTTATGTGTTATGTTGTAAAGGAAGATGTTTTAATGGAGGTCATAAATGACTATTGGGGAAAGAATAAAAAAAAGAAGAAAAGAATTAAATATGTCTGTTGACAAGCTTGCAGAAATATTAGGCAAAAACAGAGCTACTGTTTATAGATACGAAAGCGATGAAATCGAAAATCTACCCTTATCTATTTTAGATCCGTTGGCTAAAGCTTTGCATACTGCCCCTGCATATTTAATGGGTTGTATAAAAGATGAAGATACCGGAGAAGAATTAATTGATTATTTC